ACCCAGTCGACACCCCGATGTTGTTCCCACCACTCTGGTTCGGAGAGACTGTTTAGATCAAAATTGCAGGTTAAATCCGTTAGGCCCGCTTGGCGCACTTGCTGTGCTAACTGGCGATCAAAGTCGGTAGGGAGAAGGATGGATCCTTCGCAGATGCCACTATCCCGAATAGGATTAAAAATGAACTTAGGGACTTGATAAAAACCCATGCCGGAGTTAAGTGAAGAATTTATAGACGTGGTCAGGGCTCATATGACGTATGAGCAAGCTTTTACTCATAGGGTTTTTACAGATTGTTTTTTCGAGCTTAGTCCAAAAGATCAAGAAGATGTGCTTGCTATTGTCTATGCTAACTATCTCATCAGAGGAAGATTATTAGCCGGAATCTTAGAGTGGTCCGCGAAGGAAAAGGTAGTGATCCCTAATTTTGGGGATCTATTAGCTCCCGGAATGATTGGCATAAAGAAAGAGGTACCCTAGGGCACCCCTTCCAACACCACACCACCGAAAACAGTTACACCGAGGAACTGTCCGGACTCTAGAATTATAGCTTAGAAGTCAAGACCGGCTGCCTTGAGGGCTTCTTTTTGTTCTTCGGTTAATTCTCTCTTACCCGCGGGTTTTTTCGGGGAAGGTGTTTCACCTCCGGTCGCTTTGGTTGCGGGGGCGGGAGCTTCACTAGAGGGGACGGCTGTGGTAGCTGACGGAAGAGCTTGAGTCATCTTTGAGGATGTTCCGTCAATCTGCTTGGGGTATGCCTCATCAAAAACTGCTTTGATTTTTGAATGGTCTTCTCCCAAAGGAAGCTCGACCAAATTAGCACCGGAGATATTAGAACGTAGTGCAGAAGATACCAATTCTCCTCCATCACTTTCAAGCCATGCTGATATATCCGCGATGAGTTTAGTTTCCTCGTCATTACTAGGTGGACGATCCCTAAATTCCAACGCGTTATAGTTTATCTTGGCGCCGTCCGCCCCAGTCACTGGGTCGCGTTCATTAAAAGATTTTTGAACGAACTTAGTTGATGTAATGACTTCACCTACGTTTATCCTGTTGTTGTATAAGGTTTGGAAGTAGGAAATAAAGTTTTTTTGACTTGATTTACCGCTGATAATACTTGTTGAGACACAACGAGGCGGTAATAAACGATGATTAGGGGAGACCCCGATGAAGCTAATACGTATAAATTCCTCATGGTCTCGCATACCAAGGTTCCCGTAGAACGGTACGAAACCAAGGAGGATGAATTCAATGGGTATCCCATTGTCGTTTCTGTCCGTGATAGCGGCCGCAGGATCAGTATCGGATTTCCAACGACGCGCTTGAAGGTCGATACGCAGCGTGTGCGGCGGAATTTGGCAAAGAATTTCATCCGCAGAAAATTTACCAGCAATAAAAACCATGATTTAGAGTTGTTTGTGAGTTGAGTGTTAGTTAGAGAGAGAAGTCGAGGGAGCCAAGAGCTGCGGGAGATACCCTACCTTTTTCGGGATCAGCTGCTTTTTCTGGGGGTTTCCGAGAACCTCTTGGGAGGTATAGAACCTTATCTAAGCCATAGTTAAGGTACTTTTTATCATCTTTCTCCGAGGTACTGACGCGTCCAACCGCAATGGTAGGGGTACCTGGAGGAAGAGACGCTAGTTGACCTGACAGCTCATTCCAACCACTAAGTTTCATCCAGCTGGTGTTCTGGTCCTCATCTTGCCAAGCTAGAGACCTGTTAGTCACAGTATCTCCATCTAGATTGTTTTCGTCGGCCTTGGGGCCTAACCCTCCCGTGGCGACAAAAATATTAATGGCAAGGAGATCTGCGAAGTTCCCTTCTCCAACAACCAGCATGGGTTGCATACGAAGAACGCCATCGGGATCAGATTTTGTGGGACCTAGTGCAAGGCATGTGTCTCCTTGTTTAAGGTTCTTCATGGTTTTGCCAACGTAGTGGTCAGCTTTTTGAATAAGACTGACCTTGGTGCTGACTTTTCTTTCGCTTGAGGGGAGAGATTCCCCGGTTAGATTGATCGAACCATCGGTTTCAAGAGGGTTGTCTGTCACCCGAAGGCCGAGAATGAAGATGTTCATTCCGTAGTATCCGATAAATAGTTGAGCGATGTACTTTAAGAGCTTTGGCGATTTCCTTTACAGGAGCGCCGCTGCTCGCGAAGGCTAGCGCAAGTGCAGTATCCGCACTGGTTAATTTAGCGGCTTTAAAGATTTTGTAACTATTATGAAAGGGGTTGATACAGTTCTTACGATTACAAGAGTTGTGTGCGTATACATCATCCCCTACTTGGAGATAATTCATTATTAATGGACGCACGTAGTACCTTTTACCTAATGCGTAGATTACTGGGGATGTATTTGTGAACCCTCCATTCCAGATATAACAAGCTTTTCTGGGGAAATCACTAAAGGCTAATCTTCTAAATAAATCACTTAAGGTTGTTGTTTCTCCTTTTTCGTAATTTAAACTGAAGGTGTCTGCTTTTAATGCGTTAGATATATCTGCTGCTTGAGCCTGTGCATGAACTCCATCATTTGCAGTGAGGGAGATAGGTAAACTTATATTTTTACGTTCTACTGTGAGTATATATTCAGTAGACATCGTTAGGCAAAAACTCCGCGTTCCTCATGAGTAAGTCCAACTCCTCTTCTGTTAGCTGCAGGAGAGGAGCATATTTCTTCCAAACCCTAGGCCCTCTCAGAATAAATCGGATAAGACTAATCACTGATGATGATAGGAGTGAATTCCCTAGAAGGATACTAACTCGTGGGGGAAGGAACTGTTAGCGAACCATATCGTAAACGCCGCCCCCACCAGGCACGTTAGGACCACGTAATTTATCAATGTTTGCATCGAGGAAGGCCTTAATTTCTTGATTACTCTTCCCCTGGTTTCTAGCTGCCTCTAGGTCTGCGTGGCCGAAGTAGTCTCCACTTTGTCCGTGTGCGAGGCTGATGCTTCCACCGCTATTACCGCCATTACCGCCAGAGAGGTTGTCGTACAGACCACCTCCACCGGGAACATTGTGAGCACGCAGTAGTGAGGGGTTTTGGTCTAGGTAAGATTTAATTTCCTCATCAGACCATCCAGCTCCTTTTGCGGCTTGTAGATCAACGTCTCCAAAGTATGCTGCACTCTGACCTCCTCCAATTCCTATTGGGTCACGTTCATCACGATCAGGGGTAACACCATATCCGACTTGAGCGGATGAACCCAACTTGTCGTATAAACCTCCGCCTCCGGGTACGTTGGCGTCACGAAGAAGACCGATGTTCTGATCGAGATAGGCTTTAATTTCTGTATCCGAGTAGCCTGCTCCTCTCGCCGCATCTAAATCTCTTCCGCCGAAGAAGGCGGCACTCGCGCCATGACGAATGGATATGGGATCACGCTCTGGTGTATTCGCGTATTGACCGTGGATTGTGTCTCCTAGTTCATCAAACAAACCACCTTGACCTGGGACATTCCCTTCACGAAGAAGCTGGGGATTATCTATAAGGTATCTCTTAATCTCTGAATCCTGGAAGCCAGCTCCCCTAGCTGCCTCTAGGTCTGCGTGGCCGAAGTAGTCTCCACTTTGTCCGAGTTCTATTTCCGGACGATTACCTTGGGACCATGTACGGGATACCGAACCGATCTGCTCCGTTGGTACTCCCCCACTAATTTGCTCATATAGACCCCCGGCCATGCCCGGACGGTTTTGTTCGTGAACCAGATCCAGATTATCTCTCATCCAGTCTTGAATCTCGCCTGGCTCGTATCCCGCATCCAATGCTTTCTTATAGTCCATGCCTCCAAAAAGACCACTCTGTCCAAATTCGGTGGCAAGATCGCCGAGGTCTCTTCTGCTGTCGAAAATATTGTTGGGATCTTCTTCGGGATCTGTGCCTACGTAGGTATCACCCGTGCCAACTCCATCCTCAGTGTTTACTCCTACTTGGTTAATGTTGGTTAAGTTAATCCCTGTGGCTGGCTCAGGGGCCAGGGTCATTGTGTTTATTTGGGTATCTCTGTTTAGTCCTCCTTTATACCCAAGAACATTT